CGGCGTGGGTGGCGAGCCGTGCCCTAGGCTTCCTGACGGCGGGCGTAATCGCGCTGTGCGTGGCGGTCGTCGCCTCCCCGCCCGGCGGTTCTGCTCAGGTCGACGTCGAGGAAGTGGAGGGCGAGTGAGCACAGTGCGAGTTGCAGGCGCCGCAGACATTCCACGTCTCACGGCGGCAGCTCGTGCACGGGACGGCGCGCTCGCGCTGGTCACCGAGCGGCGACTCGGGGTGCTGAGCCTTCTCGAACGTGCGGATGGGCAGGTAGGCGAGCCGGGACATCGTGGTCATGGTCTGATCCCTTCGGTGGAGGCGTGATGTCGTTCGTAACTGCTATCGGACAGAGAGTGACCGGTTCCGTAGCCGCCAGGCGGATGATTGCCGCCGCACCGGTCGCCTTCGCCGCTGCCTCACGGGGCGGCCTGTTCTCGGCGCAGGGCAGTAGCGGCAACGTTGAGACGCAACTGCGTGCGATGGGGCAGGTCGGCACGCTCTTCGCCATCGTCGACAAGCTCGCCACCGGCGTCGCCGCGGTCGACTGGAAGCTCTACCGCAAAGGCGCAACCGAGGACGACCGGACCGAGGTGCAGACGCACCCCGCCTTGATGGTGCTCAACCGGCCGAACAGCTTCTACAACCGGCAGGAGCTATTCGAGGCGGGCCAGCAGCATCAAGACCTCACCGGCGAGATGTGGTGGATCATCGCCCGCAACCCGCGGGTGAACATGCCCATCGAGATCTGGCCCGTCCGCCCCGACAAAATGCAGCCGGTCACCTCGGTCGAGAACTTCATCGACGGCTACGTCTACAGCTCGCCGGACGGCATCAAGGTGCCGCTGCGCCGCGACGAAGTGATCTTCATCCGTCGGCCCAACCCCCTCGACCCCTACCGCGGCATGGGCCCGATCCAATCGGTGCTCGCCTACATCGACGCCGAGCACTACTCGGCGCAGTGGAACCGGAATTTCTTCCTCAACGGCGCCATTCCCGGCGGCATCATCGAGGTGGAGAACCGGCTCAGCGACCCCGAGTTCGACAAGATGTCGGCCCGGTGGCGCGAGCAACACCAGGGCATCGCCAACGCGCACCGCGTCGCCATTCTCGAAAAGGCGAAGTGGGTCGACGTCAACTACACGAACAAGGATATGCAGTTCGTCGAGCTCTCCCGGCTCGCCGACGACAAGGTACGGCGCGCGTTCGGCTTCCCCAAGCCGATGCTCGGTGACACCGAGGACAGTAACCGCGCGGTCGCGCAGGCGGCCGAGTACGTCTTCGCCCGGTGGCTCATCGTCCCGCGGCTCGAACGGATCAAGGCAGCGCTCAACAACGAGTTCTTGCCGATGTTCCCCGGATCGGGCGGGCTTGAATTCAGCTACGAGTCGCCGGTACCCGAGGACGAAGAGGCCGAGAACGCCGAGCGCGACTCGAAGGTCGCCGCGGTCAAGATCTTGATCGACCTCGGATTCGAGCCCGCCGCGGTGCTCGAATGGGCCGACCTCCCGGCCCTGCCCTACTCCAAGCCCGCGCCACCGCCCACCCTTACCGGTCCTCCACCCGGCGACGGCGGCGACGGTGGCGCGGGCTTGGACCCGAACGCCCCGCCGCCGGACGGCGAGGACATGGGCCAGGCTGCCGCGCGGCTGGCCCGGTTCGTCGCTGCCGCCCCGTCCGGCCAGGCGCGTGAGCAGCGCCTCGACGCGCTGCGCGAGATCGCAGCGATGGCCGACGACGCCCGGGCGGCGGCACTGCCGTGGTAGGCACCGCCCCCCTGCCCCCGGCACCGCCGGACGGCATCCGGCCCGAGCTCCCAGACGACGCCGAGCCCGCCGACTTACAAGCCGTACAGGACTCGTACGAGGCCAAGCTCGCCGACCTGCTCACCCGGTGGCCCTCGCTCGCTGGCGCGCAGGTGACCGCCATCCTTGACCAGATCGAGGGCCACGTCGGCGCGGGGGACGTGGCCGGTCTGCTCAGCGTCGCCGTGAGCTCGACCGAGGCCGCCGCGGTGCTTGAACAGGCGATGCTCGACCTCGGCAACGAGGCGGGCGCTCAGGTGGTGGCTGAGGCGGTCAAGCAGGGGCTCAGCGAGAACGACCTGCACGCCACGCCGCCTGAGCGCCTGCGGACGGCGCAGAGCGCGCAGGTCTACGCCGGGCAGCTCGCGGCCTTCCTCGTCGGCTCGGCCATCGGCGAGACGATGCGCGTGTGGCTGCGGGGCCGCACGCCCCGCGATGTCCGGGGCGACGTAGCCGCGCACCTCGACGGCCTCACCACGGCCTACCCCGAGCTCGTGCTCAGCGGAGCGCTCACGCAGGCGCAGCACGACGGCCGGTGGCGGACGATGCTCGGCGGCCCCGAGGCCGCGCTCTACGCCGACGAGGTGCTCGACAAGAACACCTGTGGGCCTTGCCGCGACGTCAACCGGAAGTGGATCGGCAACGCGAGCGACACCTCGCCCTCGCTCGCCTACCCCGTGGCGGGCTACGTGGGCTGCCTCGGCCGGTGGCGCTGCCGCGGGCAGGTGGTTGCCGTGTGGCGCGGCGGCGACAACTGGCGCGAGTGGGTCGAGCTGCCCGCGCAGCGGACATCGCCCGAATGAGCTAACAATACTCAAGCCGGTTCAGCATCTACCGATAACCACTCCGTCGGCGACGGACCCCCCGCCGCCAGGACGGAGAGGATCCCCAGTGAGCATCAAGAGGTACGCCGGTCTCATCGCCGTCACGGCGATGGCCGGTCTCAGTGTGTTGACCGCCGGACGGGCCGATGCGACCGTCGCCCCCACTCCGCCCCCGGTGGTGGCCCCCGCGCAGCTCACGATCTCGGGACCGACGACACCGATCAAGGTCAGGGTTCCTGGAACCACATCGGCCGCATGGCTCCAGACGACGATCGGCGCCACGCGGCTCGGTGTCCGCGGCGGTTACGCCGTAGCGACCCTGCCCTCGACGTCCATCCGGCTCGGCGAGTCCGCGCTCGAACTTGATCAGCGAGACGGGCGCGTGGTCCGGATCCTGGTCACGGCCAAGCGGACGAGTCGCGTCTCGGCACCGATGGTGGCCCCCGGCCCCCTCACCGGCGCCAGGATCTCGGGTATCGCCTCCCACTACGACCCTCGGACTGGCGGGTACGTCGGTGACTCGCTGTCCCCCGTGATGGTGCAGAAGTGGCAGGCAGGTCGATGGACCACGCTCCGGACGGCCACGACCGCTCGCAGCGGCGGGTTCACGGTGAACCTGGCGCTGGCCCCGGGCGGACACGTGCTCCGGCTGGTCCGACCGGTCGGAGCGACCGTGACGGGCGGCACCGGCGTGACCGCGGCGATCGTCGTCCCGACCCTCGGCGGCAGCGCGGCCTACGGCTACTGACCGCGAGAGCCCGAGCAGCACGAGAGCCCGGCACCCCACGGACGGGGTGCCGGGCTCTCGTGCTGCCCAGATCAGCTCGCGGGCGACAGCTTGGCGTTGATCACCCATACGGTGACCGTCACACTCTGCCCGGCCGGGATGGTGCCGACGGCCGAGACCGAGAACGAGCGCGACGCCGCACCGGCGGCAGGGAGCGGCGAGGCATGCACGTCCACGCCGGTCACACCGACGGGCAGGTCGGTGAAGGTGAAGCCGGACGTCTCGGGCGCGCCCTTGACGTAACCGGGCAGGCCGTTCACCACGACGGTGCCGCTCGCGTCGGCGGGCGTGAGCTTGATGCTCGCCTGCTTGATGACGACCGGGCTCTCGGCGGCGGCGGGCAGCTCGATGCCGAACGCATCTTTCAGGCTGACCGGACCCCGCCACGGGTCAGGGCACTTGTGTGTCGCGGCGACCAGCCACAACGAGCGCGGCTCGCCGGTGCCCTGCTTGAGGCACAGACCGCGCTCGGTGGTCGACAGGACCGGACCCGAGGCGTTGGCGACGTTCGCGGCGAGCAGCCCGGCGGCGGCGACGAAGACGGCCACTAGAGACGCGAGACCGACGCGCGCCCGGGGGGTGAGCCTGCGGAACATGGTGATCCTTCCGATGGGGAGCAATGCGGCCCGATCCTAATCGCCTCAGGATGCCAGCGCGTCCGAACGCGCTGCTACCCTGCGAGGCAATGGGAGTGGAGGCCCGGAGCAAGCAAGGCGCAACAGCTCTTGGTCAAGCCTCTCGAAGGGTGTCCGACATGGGTAATCGTGAGCGGCGCGTCCGCAACGTGGCCTCTGCCGTTGACACCGTGCCGACCGACGGACGTCCGCCCGTCGTCGCCCGGTCGCTCGACCGGATGCGCTCCCGGTTCCGGGACCTTCGTCCGTCCGACCAGCAGGCGCCCGAGCCCGTCCGGTTCTGGGACATCAAGGCCGCCGCCACCCCGGACGCTGCTGATGAGCTGTGGATCTACGATCAGATCGGTTTCATCGACTGGTGGACCGGCGAGGGTGTCACCGCGCAAACGTTCTCGAAGGATCTCTCCAAGCTCAAGGCGAAGAACCTCACGTTGCGCGTGAACAGCCCCGGCGGCGACGTCTTCGACGGCCTCGCGATCAAGAACATGATCGCCTCGCACGCCCGCGACAAGGGCGTCAAGGTCACGGCCCGCGTGGACGCGCTCGCGGCGAGCATCGCCTCGGTCATCATCCAGGCCGCCGACGAGGTGGTCGTCGAGCCGCACTCGCAGATCATGATTCACGACGCCTCGGGCTTCGCGATGGGCAACGCCGCCGAGATGCGCGACATGGCCGACCTGCTCGACATGATCTCGCAGAACATCGCGCAGGTGTACGCCGATGCCGCGGGCGGCAGTGCCGACGAGTGGCGCAAGACCATGAAGGGCGAGAAGTGGTACACCGCTGCCGAAGCGGTCGACGCCGGTCTCGCCGACGTGATGGGCGCCGCGGGCCCGAAGCGCAGGACAAAGTGCAGCGCGTGCGACGGCTCGGGGGCAGTCGACGGCGTCGACTGCCCCGACTGCAACG